TGGTACATCCAGTCAAAATGCTAGTGATAATACAGCTGTTGGATATAGAGCGCTTCATGTTGGTTATGGAGCTTCCAATACTGCGGTGGGAAGTGATGCTGGTTTAGCTATTACAACTGGACATGAAAACACACTTATAGGTTATAAAGCTGGTAGTGCTTTAGATACGGCAAGTGAAAATGTTGCAATCGGATACGAAGCGATGGCATTAGGAGACCACGCTAACCATGATAGTAGTGTAGCGATTGGTTATCAAGCTGGAAAAATGGCTTCGGGTGGTTATATAATTAATTCAGTTCTTATTGGTAAAGAAGCTGGAAAAGGAGGAGCTGGGGATTATATTAGTTGTGTGGCTATTGGTCGCTTAGCCCTAGGTGATTCTGGTGGTGATAAATCTAACATAGTAGCAATAGGTTATGAGTCTGGGTTTAAGATTAATTCATCAGACGCAAATGGTTCAACACTTATCGGTCATCAAGCTGGAAGAGCAATTACTGTTGGGCAATATAATACAGCTATAGGGTATAAATCATTAGTGGTGGAAGACGATGGAGACAAATGTACAGCAGTAGGTTATGAAACATTAACTGCTCAAACTGGAACTAGTGGAGATGTTAATAATACAGCGATTGGATACCAAGCAGGAAAAGGCATTACAACTGGAACTATGAACACTATTGTAGGTTCATTATGTGGAGATGCTTTTGATACAAATAGTGAAAATACATTTATGGGAGTTAGTGCTGGTGGTGGAAGCAGCTTAGATGCAGACCAATGTACCGCAATAGGTAGGTCAGCATTAAGTGGAGATGCCACCGCTAATGGTACAGTTGCCATCGGTTATCAAGCCCTTCAAGACCTTACGTCGGGAACAGGTAATTTAGCTATTGGTTATCAAGCTGGAAAAGAAATTACTTCATCAACTCATAATACTGCGATAGGATACCAAGCTCTTGTAGCAAATATTGTTGGAGACCAGAATACAGCAGTGGGTTATCAAGCATTATATCAGAATGTAGGTTCGGATGAAGAACAAGCAAATGTGGCTATTGGAAGAGAAGCTGGTTATGGAATTGTAGCTAATTCATTTAATGTTTGTATAGGAAATAAAACTATGCAGGCTGTTGGTCATTCAGATGGAGATAAGAATGTAGCCATTGGTCACGAAGCTTTAAAAGGAAGTGGAACTTCAGCTAATAATGATGCAAATGAAAATGTTGCCATCGGATACCAAGCAGGTTTAGATATGACGGATGGTGGTCGCAATATTTTAATTGGAGCTGGTTCTGGAGAAAGTATTACATCTGGGAATAATAATGTTTGTATTGGCGGTTATCAAACGGCAGACGCAATGACAACTACTACAAATTGTACTATTATAGGATACAGAGCTGGTAGTGCTATAAATAGTGCAGATGCAGATGGTACAGTTTTGATTGGTAAAGATGCTGGTCTATCTATTACAGAAGGTCAATATAATAGTATAATAGGATTTACTGCAGGAGGAGCATTAACTACAGGTGATGGAAATACAGCATTAGGCTACGAAGCGTTATCAACTCACGTTACTGGTTCTAGGAATTTGGCTATTGGATACCGAGCAATGTATGATACTGATGAGGGTAATAATTCTAATGCTTCAAATGATAATATATTTATAGGATATACTTCTGGCGGTGGACAATGGGCAGATGCCGCTAGTGCTACGAATGTATGTATAGGTAATTACACAATGCCAGGTGCGTTAAATGATGCAGATAGCAATGTAGCTGTAGGACACTATGCTCTTAGTGGTATTACATCGGGTAAACAAAACATCGGCATTGGTGAAGAAGCAGGAGCTGCAATTAATACTGGTACTAAAAATGTTTGTATAGGTTATCAATCTGGAGATGCAATGACTAATACATTGTATTCAGTATTAATTGGCTATCAATCTGGTAGTGCTATTAATTCTACTAATGGAAACGGAACAGTTGCGATAGGATATAGAGCGGGTTTTGCAATTACAGATGGAACTGGCAATACCTGTGTAGGATATAATGCTGGTAATCTTATAAGCACAGGTGACAATAACACAATACTAGGTGATGATGCAGATGTTGATGCGAATAGTCGAAGTGGATGTATTGTTATTGGAAGTGGACTTAGCTTAAATACAGCAAGTGATAATGTTGTAGAGATTGGTAATAATACTAATTCTATGACTTATGATTTAGATGGTGGAGATATAACTGTTACATCTGATGTAAGAACAAAGAAAAACATTAAAGATACAAAAATAGGATTAAGTTTTATTAATAAACTTAGACCTATTACCTATCAAACTAAAGCTCCATCTGAATACGCAAAAGAGTTTGATATTAAAAATGCTTCTAAAAAATCAAGTGGTAAAACTTGGGATGGATTAATTGCTCAAGATGTAAAAGCAGTAATGGATGAAATGGATGTTGAATTTAGTGGTTGGGAAGTAGGTATTAATACAAAACAAAGATTAGCTTATGGAAAATTTGTAATGCCATTAATCAAAGCTGTACAAGAATTATCTGCAAAGGTAGAAGAATTAGAAAGTAAACTTAAATAACAAACAAAGGAGTCAATAATGGCTAAAACACAAAAAGAAAAGCCTACATTAACTATGGACGATAAGGAATACATTATCGAAGAGTTAACTGATGAGCAAAGAATGTTATGTCAACACAAGCAAGACCTTGACAATAAATTGGCAACCAATCGTTTCATTGGAGACCAATTAGTTATGGGTATAGAAGGTGTTGAAACTCGTCTTAGAGCATCTTTAGAAGCTGAAGAAGTAGAAGAAAAAGTCGAGGCGTAGTATGATTATAAGAAGGTCTAGTCAAGGTGAACGAATTAGGATTCATAGAAATACTACACCCGGTGCTACTCGCACTAAAACTTATCCAGATGGATCTACGGAAACCTTGACTTATCCTTCTTCATATACATATTTTGTAGAAGTAGATGGAGAAATACTTAAAAAAAGTAATAGCTTTAAAACTATTGAAGAGTTTTATGTAGATGAATGTGCAAAAAAGTATGACAATGGACATGGTAGATTAATTATTGGAACTCATAAAATAATAAACTTTATTGCAACATCTCCTAATGAAATACCTACTGATTCTAATACTAAAGATGAAATAAAAACTTTTTTAGATTCTAGATATATTTCATATGAATCTAGTAATACTAAAGCTGAATTATTAGCAAGGATACCTTAATGGATAATCAATCAACAAGTTATAATATAAAAGTAATTTATATTTATAAAAAATCACAATAAGGATTTATAATGGCCGCAGATAAAGCAACAGTTAATATATCAGCTTCATTATTACCAGATGAAATTAAAACATCAATAGGTGGTACAACTATTTACGATTTAAATGATTTAGGTGATAATAATAAATGGGCTTATTCTTTAAGTATAATAGGGTCATCTTCTGAAGATGCTTTATTAGCTTCAGTTCCTTATTTCGGTCAAGGAACATCTGAAGAAGGAGCAACTGCTAGTGTAAATAGTACAGATGATATTGTTTTTCTTTTTATTAAACATACTGGAACAACAGATGGATCTACATCTACAACAGCAACATTACATATTAATTTAAGTGGAGGTACTGCTACTGGAAGCGCAGTTGGTGATATAGTTTTAAAAGCAGGTGAATGTTTTTATGCAAGATTAGGTAATACTGAAATAAACGACGTTAATGCTGATTCATCTTCTGGGAATATTCAAGCAATGGTTTTTGCAATTTGTGATGATGGTGGAGTTTAAAGTTGTATGAAAAAAATACCATTAGAACATAAAATGATAATTAGTTATTTATCTTTTTTAATTTTTATTTTATATTTAGCAAGTATAATGGGATGTTCTAATGGATGGTCGGTAGGTAATTTAGAATTAACACCATCAGATACATCTTCAGCCATTCAAGTAGTATTTGATCAAAATGGCAATAGACATTGGTATTATAAAGTTATTCATGGTGATAATTGGTGTTTTTTCCATGATCAATATGAAAAATTGGAAATTAAGTGAGTGATAAGCCTCAAACAGCCAGAAGTTATAGAGCTAGTGTCTTGGATGACAATGCTATTGTTAGTATTAATCTTAAGTGGTTGGCTCAGATTATGGTACTTGTCGGTGGATTGGTCTATAGTTATTGGAGAATTGAAACAAGGATTTATAGCCTTGAACAAAATCTCGCAGAGGCTGATACTCAAATTGAAGAGCTTGTATCTAAGCATATAGAAGACGAAGAAGAAAGATATAAAGAAATGCAAGAACAAGTATTGTTTTATGAAAAAGAATTTAATATTAATCCTTTAAGTTGGGGGAAAAAGAAAAAATAATGGACTTTATAGCATTATATGGTGAAGCAGGAATGATAGGTGTAGTTGGTGCTATGTTTGTTTATCTTGTAATATCATTATCAAATAAATCAGCACAACAACAAGAAACTCTTGAAAATTTAAAAATAGAAAATAAAGGTCAATCTGAAACATTAGAAAATATGGAAGGTATGATTATTAAACTTATTGGAAGATGGAATCAATCCGATGATAAACTTGATAGAAAATTTGATGCAATAACTAAAGAAATCAATGACTTAGACAAACAAGTTTCAGAAATTAAAGGATCTATGAGTAGGATTAATGGAAAACACTAAACCAATATCAGATTCAAGCAGTCTTAATATTTCACTACCAATGCTTTTTCAAGCTATTGGATTAATAGGTGCTATGGTATGGGGATATGGAGAGTTAAATGCTAGAATATCTTTTTTAGAATATCAAGTAAGTATTAATGAAGAACATATTAGTAGAATGGAAGAGGATGC